TGTTAGAGAAGCACCATCTACACAGCCAGCAGAAGCAACACCAGAACCGGCAGCAGATACATCAGGCGGTGTTATTAAAAAACCTAGTATCGGTACTAGTTTACCCGGAGGTGTTTCGGATGCAGTTTCAGCAGTAAAAGATACAGTAAGTTCAGCATCTGTAGGAGGACTTATTAATGCTGTAGTTGACGCAGGCAAGGCAATTACATTTGGTGTAGGTCAAGGTATTGTAGCTGCAATTGACGAAATAGCAGGCCCTAGTGCTTTAAATTCTATTAAACAAGTAGGAGGAGGCCCAGTTTCGGACTTAACTTCATCAACAACAAGTTTACTTAATTTAAGAACTACTCTTGCTAAAGGAAATCTGCCTACAGCAGTTCCTGCATCAAGTAATACAGGCCAATACGGAAATCCTGCAGATAGACAAGTTGTTGCAGATGTAGGGTCAGGAAAATATAAAGCAAATGAGACAGTTACAATGTCAGATGGTTCTAGATTGCGAGTACAAGAAGTTGATGGTAAACGCAGTTTAGTCAATTTTAACGTACAATAAAAGTAGGGTAAATATAGTATGAGCACACAAGAAAAAAGCATATACAAGCAGATTACAGTAGCAAGTAATCAATCACAGGAAGTAGTACCTGAAACACGAGCGTATAGAGGTATTAGTACAGTAAATCCTGACGCCTCAGAATGGGTACTTTATGACATTGAACTTATTAAACAAGATATTATTAATAATTTTCATATTCGTCAGGGTGAAAAATTAAGTGATCCAGAATTTGGCACAATTATTTGGGATATTTTATTTGAGCCATTAACAGACCAGCTACGTGATGCAATACTTAAAAATGTTGCAAGGGTTATTAATTTTGATCCTAGAGCAAACGTAGATAATATCACAGTAACTACATATGAAAGTGGAATACAAATTGAATGTACATTGACTTATTTGCCTTACAATATTTCAGAGACAATGCGTATGAGATTTGATGAAAATGCAGGTTTCCTTTTGTGATTTAAGTGCGCACTTAATCAAAGGAAATAAATACATTATAACGAGGAAAGCAAACAATGTCGTCAACAGATAGACAAAACAGATTACTACTAGCAGAGGATTGGAAAAGAGTCTATCAGTCTTTTCGCAATGCCGATTTCAAGTCTTACGATTTTGATAATTTAAGACGTACAATGATCTCTTATTTAAGAGAAAACTATCCAGAAGATTTTAACGATTATATTGAGTCAAGTGAATACCTTGCGTTAATTGATATGATCTCTTTCTTAGGTCAAAACATTGCTTTCCGTATTGATCTAAATGCTAGAGAAAACTTTTTAGAATTAGCAGAACGCCGCGAAAGTGTATTACGTTTAGCAAGATTGCTTTCCTATAATCCTAAGCGTAACCAAGCAGCAAACGGCCTATTAAAAATTGAAGCAATTAGTACTACTGAAGATATTATAGATTCAAACGGTGTTAATTTATCAGAACAAACAATTCAGTGGAATGACACAGCCAATCCTGATTGGTATGAGCAATTTATTCGTGTAATGAATTCTTCATTACCAGTAAACGGAACATTTGGCAGACCTGTTAAAAAACAAACAATTGCAGGAGTTCCTACAGAGCAGTATAGAATGAATAGCACTAATACTGAAGTACCTGTTTATAGTTTTTCAAAAACAGTAGACGGCAAGTCAGTATCTTTTGAAGTTGTTTCTACAGATTTTACTGATGTAAATATTGAAGAAGAAGCACCTTTTCCAGGAAATAACTTTGCTTTCTTATACAGAGATGATGGACGTGGTGTAGCAAGTTCAAACTCAGGCTTCTTTTGTCACTTTAGACAAGGTACAATGGATCAAGGACAGTTTAATGTAACTAATCCTTCAACAAGTCAAGTAGTTGGAATTGATGCACGTAATGTTAACCAATCAGATGTATGGCTTTATAAATTAGATAGTTTAGGCAACGAGCAAGAACTATGGACTAAAGTTGAAGCAGTTGAAGGCAACAACGTTATCTACAATAGTTTAAACAAAGGTATACGTAATATTTACTCTGTACTAACACGTATTGAAGATAGAATTAGTTTAATTTTTAGTGACGGAACTTTTGGCAATTTGCCGCAAGGTAATTTCCGCACATATTATAGAACAAGTAAAAATCAACGCTTAGTTATTTCGCCTGATAATTTAAGAGGAATCGCAGTACGTATTCCTTACGTATCAAGACAAGGCAAAGCAGAAACAATTACAATTACTCTTGAATTAAAAGCAACAGTTGATAATGCAACAGTTTCTGAAAGCAATGCAAATATTAAGAAAAATGCGCCAGCAACATATTATACACAAAATAGAATGGTTACAGGTGAAGATTACCAATTAGGACCATTAACAGTAAGTCAAGATATTATTAAAGCAAAAAGTGTTAATAGAACAGCTAGTGGAATTAGTAGATATTTTGACTTAGTTGATGCAACTGGAAAATATTCAACTACAAATTTGTTTGGTACAGACGGTGCAATTTATAAAAATAATTTAACATTAAAAACAGGGTTTACATTTGAAACTCTTACAGATATTGAAGGACAAATATCTAACACAATTGAACCAATTTTATCTAGTATAAAAGTGCGTAACTATTACTATGATAATTTCCCCAAACTATTAGTTGAAGATTTAGGTGCAACGTGGACTGAGTTATCTTCTGAAACTAATAATTTTACAGGTAGATTAACTAATTCAGCAGGTGTATTAATTAAAGTAGGAACGTTTACAAGTTCTAATATGAAGTTTGTTAAACCAAACTCATTACTTAAATTTATTCCACCAGCAGGCTTCCATTTCCTAAACGGAAAGTTAGAAGCAGGCGAACCAGACTTTAGAGGCGGAACTACGTACAAATGGGTAAAGGTTGTTAGTGTAGACAAAGACGGAACACAAATACAAGCAGATAGTACAGGCCCGATTGTGTTTAATGATCAGATTCCAAGCAATTCTAAATTAATTGAAATTAGAACAGCACTTCCATCGTCCCTAACAGATGATGTTAAAGCTCAAATTACTGCACAGGTATTTTCTTACAGAACATTTGGTTTAAGATTTTCAAGAACAGATGGTGAGTGGAGAGTTATTACTGAAAGTAATCTAGCAGCAAACAGCGAATTTAGTACTGGTAAAACAGGCGATACAACAAGTTTACAACTTGATGCTAGTTGGCTGTTAAAGTTCAATACTGACGGAGATGCTTATACTATTACTCATCGTGCAATGCGTTATATATTTGAAAGCGATCAAGATATTAGATTCTATTACGATTCTTCAGATAAAATTTACAACAACAAAACAGGTAAAATTGTTAAAGACAAAATTAACATTTTAAATATCAATAAAAAGCCTGATTCAGTATATCCATTTAATACAGATTATTTTTGGGAAATTGTAGAAGAATATAGAGATGCAGAAGGCTATGTTGACAGTAAAAAAATTGAAGTTAGTTTCTTTGATAATGACGATGATGGAGTAGTTGATAACCCTGAAATCTTTAGTGATATTGTAGACGAAGAAATTAATCCAAATACTAAAATTGTATTTTTAAAGAAAAATACTTCTACTGATGGTGTTGAAGATTATGTTTATACATCAAAAGAAGATATTAATGTAACAGTTATTAATCAAAAATCAGAAATAGGTGCATTAAGTGCATATGACGACGGTCAATTATTTTACTATGCAAAAGAAGACATTTTTGAAACACTTGATTTATCTACAGCAACGCTAACACTTACAACAGATTACAAAGCAAGAGTTGGTAGAGATGTACTCAAGTTCCAATATATTCACGCAGCAGATCAAAACAGCAGAATTGATCCTAGTGCAAGTAACATTATTGATACTTATATGCTAACTCGAGGTTATGACACATTATTTAGAAGATGGTTAGATGATGATTTAGAAACTAAACCACTGCCGCCGAGCAATGACGAGTTGTACATTAGCTATGCTGGTAATCTTAATAAAATTAAGTCACTTAGTGATGAAATTATCTATCATCCAGTTAAGTATAAGATACTATTTGGAAACAAGGCAAAAGAAGATTTGCAAGCATCATTTAAAATTGTTAAAAACCCAGAGTTAGTTCTTAACGACAACGAAATAAAATCGCAAGTTATTAGTGCAATAAACAAATTCTTTGCACTTGATAATTGGGACTTTGGAGATAGATTTTACTTCTCAGAATTATCAAGTTATGTGATGAGTCAATTGTCGCCAAACTTAGTTACTTTTATAATTGTTCCTTTACAATTAGATCAAGCATACGGATCATTACAAGAAATTAAATCAGAAAGTGATGAAATTTTTATTAGTGGTGCAACAGTCGAAAATATTGAAATTATTGATGCAATTACAGCTGGCAGACTACGTGCTACTGGTGCAGTAGTTACAAGTATTACATCGTCAACTACAGGTATACAAAGTACAACAGGTACTAATACATCAAGCGGAGGTTTAAGCTACTAATATGGCATATAACGATGATCAAAATCCTACAGAATTGCCAGCAGGCGGTCCGATTAAAAGGCGTTCGTCAGATCACCTACCTCGATACTTTAGAACACAAGTAAACAACAAATTTTTATCAAGCACAATTGATCAGCTTATGCAACCAGGCACTGCTGAAAAATTGTCAGGATACTTTGGACAGCAAGAAGCCAAAGGAAGATTAAAAGATGATTTTTATATTGGTGATGTTAGCAAAGATAGAGAAGACTATCAGTTTGAACCAGCAATTATAAACAAAGACGATTTAAATAATATCAATTTTTATGCTGATTACAATGATGTACTTAACCAATTAAAAACACTAGGATCAAGTGTTAAAGATCACAGTGTATTAAATCAACAAGAATACTATGCTTGGAACCCAAATATTAATTGGGACAAATTTGTAAACTTTAGAGAATATTTTTGGTTACCTAATGGACCTCAAGTTGTACAGATTGCAGGTGAAAAAGATAATGTTGAAAAAACTATTAAAGTTAAAACAATTGACAACGGTGAAAATTATGGTTACGTATTCACTCCAGACGGATTAACACAAAATCCTGTATTAACTTTATTTAGAGGTATAAAATATATCTTTGAAATTGATGCAGTAGGTAATCCGTTATCATTTAGAACTAGAAAACAAACAGCTCCAAAATTTACACCTAACGTAAGTTATGTAATTAATGATCAAGTTAGTTATGGCGGCTCGATATACCTTTGTATAGCTGAACATTACGCCGGAGATGATATTAACTTTGATAATTGGGAATTAGACACAACATTCAATCTAACATCATCAGTTAGTGCAAATGGTGTTGAAAAAGGTACGATTGAACTTACATTAGATCAAGGCTCACCTGACTTAATTTACTATATGTCAGAAACTGATTTGTTTGCAAGTGGCACTATTAATGTACTTGATATTGAAGAAGCAACATCAATTAATATTGACGAAACAATTTTAGGAACAAAAACGTACACTTCAGAATTAGGCATTTCTCTTTCAAACGGAATGAAAGTAGAATTTGTTGGTAATGTAACACCTGCTAAGTATGGAGAAGGATTTTGGTATGTAGAAGGTGTAGGAGAAAGTATTACACTTAGATCTGAAGTTGAATTAAATGTACCAAGCTCTTATACTAGTGATTTAGCAGTTGATTTTGATTCTGAAGGCTTTGATACATTGCCGTATTCAGAAGCAATTGGCTATCCTGCTAACAAAGATTATATTACAATTAATAGAGCAAGTACAGATGGAAACTTATGGTCTAAATATAACAGATGGTTCCACAAAGATGTAATTGAAAAAAGTGCAGAAATAAACAATCAACTTGTTGAGATAGATTTAGCAGCTAGAGCAACAAGACCTATTATTGAATTTGAAGCTAATTTAAAATTATTTAATTATGGTACTGCTATTAAAGATAGTATTGATTTAGTAGATAACTTTACTAAAGACATTTTTAGTACAATTGAAGGAGCTCAAGGTTATAATATCGATGATGTTGATATTACTAACGGAATGAGAATACTTTTTACTGCTGACACTGATCCGTTAGTTGTAGGAAAAATTTACGAAGTACAGTTTATTACTTTTAACAATGTTAGACAAATAACACTTAAAGAAACAACTGATACTGCTCCTTTGTTAAATGAAGTTGTATTGTGTAAACAAGGTACTACTTTTAAAGGTAATATGTTATGGTACAATGGTACAACTTGGAAATTAACACAACAAAAAACAAGCCTTAATCAACAACCTCTATTTGATGTATTCAGTAGTGACGGATATAGTTATGCTAATAGTGAATATTATGAATCATCAACATTTACTGGAACAAGTATATTTACATACTGCCCAGGAGCTGGTAACAATGATACAGAATTAGGATTTCCATTAAAATATAGAAGTATTGAAAACGTAGGCGATATTGTTTTTAAATCAAACTTTTTACAAGACAAAGTTACATATGTGTCAGCAAATGATACATTAATTGAAGATTTTGTACACAAGGGATATTTAAGAAAATATTCTGACCGAAGCACATTTACATTATTAAACGGTTGGGAAAAGGCCAATGTATTAAGTAATCAGCCTGTAATTAGACAATATTTAAATGATAATACTAGAACATTTTTTACAGTTGATGTTTATGACAGAAGTGCAACATTAGACGATTTATGGTTAAGAGTTTTTGTTAATAATGATTTAAAGTTTAAAGATAAAGATTATACACTATCACAAGATGCAAATGAAAATGTAATTGTTACGTTTAATAAAAAATTAGCAATTGGTGATAAAATACTTTTAAAAACTCGTTCTAAAGAACTAAAAAATGATAACGGAAAATATCAAATTGCTAGTAACTTAGAAAGAAATCCATTAAATTCTAATGTACAAGAGTTTACTCTAAGTGAAATTAATGATCACGTTGGTACAATTGTTGAAGAAGTTGATACATTCGACGGGGTTTATCCTGGTACAAGTAATTTAAGAGATTTAGGTGATTTAGCACAATACGGAAAACGTATTGTAAAGCATTCTTCACCATTTAACTTATCAGCATATCACATTGTAAACAAAGATGCTAATGTTATAAAGTCACTTAAATTTGCTCGTACTGAATATAGTAAATTTAAACGTTCTTTTATACAAGTTGCTACTAAATTAGGATTTAGCGGCCCGGTTAAAGATCACGTTGATCTAATATTAAAAGAAATTACACGAGATAAAACTAATGTAATGCCTTATTACTTTAGTGATATGGTTCCTTTTAGTGGCTCAATATTATCAACAACTGAAGTATTTGATTCTGAAAATAACTTTTTTGCACTGAATACTAAGTTTACATTAAACACATTATCAGATTTTGCAGTCCAAGTTTATTTAAATGGAGTGCAGTTATTACATAACAGAGATTATACATTTAATGACCAAGGATTTGTAGTTATTACTGCTCCAAAAGTTCAAGGTGATAGAGTTGACATTTATGAATATCAAACTACTAACGGTAGCTTTATTCCGCCAACTCCAACTAAACTAGGTCTTTATCCAAAGTATGAACCTTCGATGTTTGAAGATAACACATACCTTGAAACTCAAACAGTAATTCAAGGCCACGACGGTAGTATTACTGTTGCTTATGGTGATTACAGAGATGACTTATTACTAGAATTAGAAAAAAGAATATACAATAATATTAAAATTGAATATGATACTGAACTGTTTAATATTTACGACTACATTCCAGGACACAGTAGAGAAACATCTTTAACACAAACTCAAATTGATAACAGTATGATTGGAGACTTTATTAATTGGTTACAATTAGTAGACGACGATTATACACAGAATCTTGCATTTGAAAGAGAAAATCCATTTACATTTAATCATACTGGTATGGTTGATGTAGACGAACATCCTGTTAACGGATATTGGAGAGCAGTTTACAAGTATGCATATGATACTGATCGCCCACATACACATCCTTGGGAAATGCTAGGATTTACTATCAAGCCAACTTGGTGGGATACTGAATATGGTGAAGCGCCGTATACTAGCAACAACTTGTTAATGTGGGAAGACATACAAGAAGGAATTATTAGAACTCCTGGAACTCCTGGTGTTAAGACTCCAATGTATGCAAGGAAGTTTATTACAACACATATTCCAGTAGACGAAAGTGGAAATTTAGTTAGTCCAATTTTAAGTAGTTTTATTAAAAGCTATAACACAACAGATTTAAATGATAATTTTAAATTTGGTGATCATAGTCCTGTAGAAACAGCTTGGAGAAAAAGTTCAGAATATGCGTTTTCTTTAATTACATCATTAGTATTAAATCAACCAGCAAGAACATTTTCAACAATCTTTGATAGAGCAAGACAAATTAAAGGTACTTCAAAGCAAATTAATTATTCTGTTAATAATACTGTAATTGCATTATCTAATATCCAATTTCCTAATTCAATTAAACAGACTAATAGAGTTTACACATCAGGGCTGATTAACTATATTTTTGATTACCTTTCATCTAATGTTAATACTCCGTATGAAACGTACAAGTCTGAATTAACAACTATTAACAATCAAATTGCTTTTAAGATTGGCGGATACACTACTAAAGATAAATTTAAACTAATCTTAGATAGCAGAACACCAACTAATAAAGGAAATGTTTTTGTTCCTGAAGAAAACTATACTATTAGTTTAAACAAAAGTGCTCCAATTAAAAATATACATTACAGTGGAGTAATTATTGAAAAACAGACAGGTGGATTTATTGTAAAAGGTTATGATAGAGAAACTCCGTACTTTAATATTAACAAAGCAATTCCATTGCAAAACGATCCGGTAGTAAAAGTAGGCGGCATTAGTGCTAGTTATGTAGAATGGAACCCTGCTAAAACTTATGTAAACGGAGCAATAGTTGAAAATCAAAATTCATATTATCGTTGCGTTGAACAACACGTAAGTTCAAATGATTTTGATAATACTAAGTTTGTTAAACTTCCTGATTTACCAGTTGAAGGCGGCAGAGAAGCGTATTTTAGAAAATCATTTAAGAATACTGTTGAAAGTGTTTCTTACGGAACTACCTTTAAGACTATACAAGAAGTAGTTGACTTTATGTTAGGTTACAGTTATTATTTAGAATCACAAGGATTTGTTTTTGATTACTACTCTGCAACTAACGAATTTGTATCATCTTGGCAAAATAGTGCAAAAGAATTTATGTTCTGGAGCACACAAAACTGGGGCGCAGGCGCAGTTATTACATTAAGTCCAGCTGCATTTGAACTTAAATTTAGAAGTGAATATGCAATAGTTGATGACATTTATGATACATTTTACGGATATAGTTTATTAAAAGCAGACGGTAAAAAACTACAACCGCAGTTTGTAAGTTTAACTAGAGAAAATCCAAAGGAATTTACAGTTAGACCAAAGGCAACTGAGGATGGTATTTTCTCTGTTAGACTTTCACTAGTACAAAAAGAGCATATTGTTGTTATTGATAACAAAACAGTATTTGGTGATATCATATATGATTTAGAACCAGGTTATAGACAAGAGAGAATAAAAGTATTAGGCTACAGAACTACTGAATGGGATGGTAGTTTAAATATTCCAGGATTTGTTTTTGATAATGCAAAGACTACAGAATGGGCATCTTGGACTGATTATGCAATATCAGATGTTGTAAAATACAAAGAATTTTATTACAGTGCTAATAATAAAATTGCAGGAACTGAAAATTTTGAAGCTAGACAATGGACTAGATTAAATGAAAAACCTTCAATGGATCTATTGCCAAACTTTGAATATAAAACAAATCAGTTTGCAGACTTTTATGATTTAGACACAGACAACTTTGACTTAGAACAGCAAAAATTTGCACAGCATTTGATTGGATATCAAAATAGAGATTATCTAGCAAATATTATTAATGACGATGTAAGTCAGTATAAATTTTATCAAGGAATGCTACAAGACAAGGGTACTAAAAATTCACTTACTAAGTTGTTTGATGTATTAAGTAGTGCTGACAAAGATAGCCTAGAGTTTTACGAAGAGTGGGCAATTAAACAAGGCCAATACGGAGCTGCCGAAGGATTTGACGAAGTTGAATATATTCTAGATGAAGACAAATTTAAATTACAACCGCAAAGTGTTGAACTAGTAAATTCTTCAACGGGAGAAGAAACAGATCTTATATATAGAATTAAACCGTTTGAGACATATTTACGTCCAAATAATTACAACCATAAACCGTTCCCTACAAAATATGTTAAAGACACATATACAAAAAACAGCGGATATGTTAATCAGGATGATGTACAGTTTGTTGTAGACGATTATGAATCTCTTGCTAATGTTAGCTATGCTGACGTTAGAATGAACGATTTGTTCTGGGTAGGCAATGTTGGATTGTCTTGGAATGTTTATGTATTACTAAGACAAGAGATAGAACTTGAAAAAGTAAATGAATTAGATGATAATCTTGAATTACAATTTACAACTAATATTACAGATATAGAAGAAGACGATTTTATTGGTATTGAATATACTGATGAAGAAGGCGAAACTGTAGGAGAATTTGTAAAAGCTGGAAAAATTATTAATAATCGTATAGCAATTAGTAATTCAACTCTAATAGCATCAGATACAGTTACTAATCCAATTATTACAAAATTTATAAGTGTTAGAGTTGACACATACAAAGATGCAAGTAATTTAGTACAAACTTATAAACAAGGTATTACTAAAATTTGGGTTGATGAAGATAGTAGTAAAGAATGGAAAGTTATTGAAAACACTCCAGGGTACGAGAATCATCAAGTTATTGAAAATGCACAAGCTGGTATATCGCACGATTTTGGATATTCGTTAGCAGCTAGTAACAACAACACATTATTATGTGTAGGTGCTCCGGACAACAATGACGGTAAAGTATTTGTTTATGTTAGAGCTGGTAATGCAGGATCTTATCAACTTAATCAAATTATTGAGCCAACTAATAACCTTGCAGACGCAGGACAAAAATTTGGTTCTAGTATTGATGTAGATGCAAGTGGTAGATATTTAGTAGTAGGATCTCCAGAAGCGTCTAATGTAAAAAGTTTTTATAAAAATGAATATGTTACTACAACAAGTTACAATCCTAATGACATTGTAAGATATAAAGATAATATTTGGCAAGCCAACAAAGAAATTGACGGTGCAACAGATGCTATTCAGTTTGGTAGTTTTGATTCTGTAGCACAAATTATGGTTGCACTTCTACAGACAGAACAAGACGATAATCCAAGACCAACTGTATTAACTGGTGATTATCCGTTTAGTAGTACAGAAATTGATACAGACTTTTTTACAGATCATTGGATTGTTAAAGCACCAAAAGATATGTATGAAGGATCAGGGATTGGCGACACAGTCAAACTTCGTTGGAATGATTTAACGTATGCAAATCAAAGTACAGTAGAAGTTAATAGTGTAGCACCCTTCGGCGGCAGTAACCCTTTAATTGACGAAGCCTATATAACTGGAAGTCATACTATTGTTGAAAAAATTGATAGTATTTTATATGTTGAAAATTCTACTACTATTCCTCTTGTAGGACAAATTGTAGAGTCACTAACTGGGTTTGGTGAAGTTGCATACACTTTTAATGTTGGTGCAAAGGTTACAATTTATATTAAAAATCAAAACGGTACTTTTGGTACTGTTGGATCAATTACTACTAGTATTGGTGAATTTGTAGGCGAATATATAACTGCTGGACCAGATGATACCGCAGTTGATGCTGATGATAGTTGGGGTGGTTATTGGAGATTTAATACTCCGTCATCATATCTTGTTGATAGTGATGTTAATTCAGATTTAGGTAGAGGCTTAGTTTATCTTGATGTAACACCAGTAGGCACAACTGATCAAAATAGGATTTATTACAACAACCTTGATTATGAAACATCAAATGTAAACAGTGTAGATACTAATCATAATCAACTTATAACTTTAAGCTATGACGGATCGCCAGGACCAGACGAAGTAGCTGGTGAATATCTATCAAGTTTATTTGTACTTAAAGCACCAAAGCCGTTAACTGACTTATTAGATTCAGAATTAGTTGGACAAGGCGACGAAAATAATCCTACATTGGATGTATTTTATAATCCGATGCCTAATTTCTTAACTGGAGAATTAGGTGATAGAGATCCTACAAAAATTGGTCTTAACGTAACTGATATTAATAAAACCCACACAGTTTATGATGTATGGGACGGATGGATTGATTTTAGAATTACTAAAAACTTAGGTGGTGACTTAATTGATCCAAAAGTTGGATTAACTGTTAGAGATGTTACAAACTTAGGTACTGCTGAAATTATGTTCTACCAAAGATTTGATACAAACAACGGTAGAATATATGTTAAGAATATTACAGGTACGTGGGCATTAGGTAATCTGTTTAACGAAAACAGAGAAATTGAATTTTTAGCAGACGGCAGCGGAGATCCTCTATATGATCCTGCATCAGGACAGCGTATCTTTGGACAAATTGAACAAAGAAGTTTCCCATCAGATGTAGACAATATCGGAAAATTTATTGTACTTGATAAAGGCAATAATATTCAAATACAAGATATTGATAATGATGTTGCAACAAGAGAAGACACAATTACTAATGGCGAATATTGGTTCTTTAGAGAAGCTATAGTAGACGGTATTAGTAGAGCACCAAACTTACCAACTGTAGGAAATAACGACTGGGATATTATTTACAATGTGCCAGCTTCAACTGGCGGAACAACTCCAGTAGCAGCCGGAAATCCTGCAACGGCTAACGAAGGAATGTATTCAATATATGAAAGACGTGGCATTGGATCATTTGTAAAAATAAATTCATTTATTGTTCCTGACAGGGCAAGTAATTTATATCTTGGATCTGATGTAAAGATTACAAGCAATAGTGAAACTAATAAATTATTTGTTAAATCTACAGGCAACAATACAACTACTAATCCTGGAAGAATTTACATCTTTAATAATGGTGAGTTTGACGGAGTAGACTATGGTTGGGAATCATCTAGAGACAAATTATATACTGGACCATTTGATACTGCAACAGTATACTTTACAGACGAAATAGTTTATTATAATGCAGAACTGTATAGAGCCAAGACAACTACAGGCCCTGGTGCATTTGATAGCACAGATTGGACAGTGATTGCTGATACTGAAATAGTAGATTACTTAGGTTATCTACCAAACAAAACTGGCAACATCGTAGGCGAAAATGCAGTAATAGACTCAGTACAATTAACACAGTTTGCAAAAGCATTTGACACAGATAGTACAGGCGAAGTAATTGTTGTTACTACTGAGTATTCTGGAGTAAAAGATAATAGTATTGAAGTTTATAGAAATGTAAATGGATCGTTTTATAAACACCAAACAATAACAGCACCAAACAAAGACACAAATTATGGCGAAAACATTGCAATAAGCAATGACGGGTCGTTAATTGCTGTTGGTGCACCTTATGATGATACTGAAAGTTTAGATCAAGGCAAGGTTTATATCTACAAAAAAGAAGCTGGAATGTTTGCATTGTCACAAACATTATACAGTCCAACAAAAGAAAAGACAGAGTTGTTTGGATGGACTGTAGATTTTGATGGATCTAAACTAATTATTGGATCTAAAAATGGTGACAGTTCTATAACAACTACATTTGACGGAACTGAAGTAGGTAATACTTTACCAGTAACAACATTTGATAATCAACTAACTGGATTTAAAACAGTTGATGTAGATACTGGTAATGTTAGAGTTTATGAACGATTAGAAGATAATATCATTTATGCTCAGACGTTAGATTATGATATTGATAATGTTGTTTACTTTGGTAATAATGTATTGCTTAAAAATAACCACGTATATGTTGGACTTCCAGAGTTTGAAACTTCTGACAGAATGGGGTTAGTTGTTGATTATAGAATTCAAGATAATACTAATGTTTGGTCAGTATTACGATCTGCTAAAAATACAGTTGACGTAAGTAAAATTAAACGTGCAATGTTGTATGATAGAAAAACTAATGAAATTATTCAATACATTGATTACATTGATCCTTTACAAGGAAAAGTTGCAGGCCCTGCAGAACAAGAATTAACGTATAAAACTTATTATGATCCTGCAACTTATACTACAGGAACATTGCCTAACACAGATCCAACTAACAGTTGGTCAGGAAGACAAGAAGGTCAACTGTGGTGGGATTTATCTAATGCTAAATTTAAAAATCCTTATCAACTTGATGTTATCTTTAGTGCTAACAACTGGAATACATTATTTTCTAGCACTAACACTATTGATGTGTATGAGTGGGTAAAAAGTAAATTACTACCAAGTGAGTGGGATGAACTAACTGGCACAGCAGAAGGTATTGCACAAGGAATTACTGGCACTACAAAGTCAGGCGACGATGCGTATGTTGTTAAACGTGAATACAATAAAGCAATTGGCGTGTTTACAAATTATTATTACTACTGGGTAAAAGATAAATCAACTATTCCAGCAGTAGAAGGCAGAGCATTATCGTCTAGAGATGTTGCAAGTTTAATAGCTGATCCTGGAAACCAAAAATATAAATTTATTAGTTTAATTGGTAACGATCAGTTTGCAGTACATAACTGTGAAAGTATACTTAGAGATCAAGATGTGGTATTAAGTATTCAGTACTGGACTATTGACAATCAAGAGATTAATGTTCACAACCAATATCAAATTGTAACTGAAGGATTAGAAACTAGTGTTCCTAATAGAGACATTCAGCGTAAATGGTTTGATAGTTTAGTTGGGTATGATGAGCAAGATAGACAAGTGCCCGCACCAGAATTAAGTGATAAAGAAAAATACGGTATTTTAAATAGACCAAGACAAGGTTGGTTTGTAAATAGAGAAGAAGCGTTAAAGCAAGTTATTACTCGTGCTAATAGTGTTTTAGCAGAAAACTTAATTGCAGACAATAAAGATATAACAGCGTTAACTGAAACACAACTTCCGCCAAGTGAACAAAGCAGACGTTGGGACAGAAGTGTTGACACACGTATAGATTTACAGTTTGTTGGAGTTGCTAAAGCTGAACAAGCACAAATTACTCCAGTAATTGAAAATGGTAATATTGTAAGAGTTAACATTACTAATCCTGGTAGAGGCTATTTACAAGCACCTACAATAACAATTTTAGGCACTGGTGGATCTGGTGCTGAATTAGAAACAGTTATTGATGGTCAAGGAAGAGTTACAGAAGTAATTATTAACAGCCAAGGTATTAATTATCCAGATAATACTATTTTAACAATTAGAAGATATACAGTTTTAGTTCAAGCAGATAACACACTTGCTGGCAAGTGGGCGTTATATGAAAGAGATGTTGTACGTAAAGAATGGATACTAGTTGAAAGTCAATCTTATAATGTAAACTTATATTGGGAATACTTAGATTGGTATGATACAGGTTATAACAGTTTTACTAATATTGATTTTATTATTGATTTTTCTTATAACTTAACAACTATTAACGATAACATCGGCGACATTATTAAAATTCAAAACGTTGGCACTGGTGGCTGGTTATTACTTGAAAAAATTGATTCTCAAAATGTTGTTGACTATTCTATTAACTATAAAACAATTGGTAGACAAAACGGAACAATACAGTTTAAAGAAACATTATATAATGTTGAAGCAGCACTTGTAGGTTTTGATACTACAAGTTATGATGTGTTAACATTTGATAGTTTACCAGCAACAGAAACTAGAATTATTCTTAACACAATCAAAGACAAGATTTTTGTTAATGATCTTGCATTAGAATACAATAAATTATTCTTTGCAAGTTTACGTTATGTATTTGCAGAACAAAATTATGTTGATTGGGCATTTAAGTCTAGCTTCTTAAAAGCAAAACATAATGTAGGTCAGTTAGAACAAAAAGTTAATTTCCAAAATGATAACCTTCCTAGCTATGAAGCATACATTAAAGAAGTTAAACCTTACAAAACTAAAGTTAGAGAATATTTAAGTTCTTATGAAGCACTTGATAATTCACAAACAATTACTTCAGACTTTGATTTACCTGCTAGATTTGTAGAAATTGAAGATAGCATACAACCATTGAGAGTTAAAACTTCTGCAAATGGTATTATTGCAGATAATCCTGAAGAGCTTGTATTATATCCAAATAGAAACTGGGCTGATAATGCAGGTTATAAAGTGTTATCAATTGAATTATCGGATGCAGGGATTGGTTACACAACTTCTCCAGTTGTTACTATAGAAGGTAATGGCGGCGCAACAGCAACAGCAACCTTAGGACAAGGCGGAAAAATTAATAGAATTACAGTTGTAACAAACGGTAACGGATATCTTGAAGCACCTACAATAACAATTAACGGTTCTATTGCACCAAACGGCAGAGAAGCAAAAGCATTTGCTATTATTGGCGATAGCCCAGTTAGAAGTTTGCAAACAGTTATGAAGTTTGACAGAGTATCAGGAGTATATGAATTTGTAACACTTAATACTTCAGAAACTTTTGTATCTAGTGGTAAAACGTTTAACTTTAATTTAAAATGGCCAATGGATTTAAGAACTTCTAGAATAACAGTGTTTGAAAATAATGAAGAAGTGTTAGCAAGGCGTTATACATATTCAAATATATTAGATAACTCAAAAGGGTATAATAGATATTTTGGTCAAGTTAAGTTTATAGATCCACCAGCAGCTAATACTGAAATTAGAGTAGAATACTTTAAGTCAATTAATTTATTAAAAGCACAGGATCGTATTAATTTAGCATATGAACCTACTGGAGATAACTTTGGTAAAACATTAGGTCAGTTAATGACTGGTGTTGACTATGGCGGCGTTGAAGTAACATCGTTTGATTTTGGCGGAACAACTGGTTGGAACAGTTCTCCTTGGATGGCACAAGGATGGGACGTTTTTGATTCAGACTTTGAAGATGAAATATTCCAGCTAAGTGATGATAGTACTCGTACTATAACTTTTGCTAAA